ATGCAACAGCGCGTCGATGTTCTGCGCGTACTGATGATTCGCACCCAGGCAGCGCGCGAGACGTTCGCCCGCCTCGCCGGCCTGGTGATGCCGGAGAAAAAGGTGCGCTTCCAGGTGAAGACGGTCGGCAAGGCCTTCCATGTTGTGGACCTGTCCACCGGCAAGACCAAGGCGTTTCGCTGGACCTACAAGGCCGCGCTCGACATGGCGATGCAGTTCGAGGAAAAGGCCAACCGGCCGGTAGGGGGTGAACAGTGATCGGCCTCCCACTCCCACACCCGCGGGACCAACTGATCGACAACCTCAATCAGCAGCTGGATGCGTTCTTCGGCGCCGGCAAAAAGGTCGAGCAGGTTGCACCAGGTGTCAGTGGTGAACGTGAGCTGATGTTCGGCAGCGCCCACGCCGCCAAGCTGCGCGCCGAGCGCGACAAGCTGGCACCGCGCCTCAAGGCCCTGGCAGACAAGGGCATGACCGTCATCGAAGCAGCAAAAGAGATGGGCATGGAAACGAAGCGCGCGCGCCTGATCGCCCGAGAGAACCGCATCAACTTCCCGGGCCCCCAGTGAAGCGAACCACCACCGGGCGCACTAGCGCCGTAGACAGACCCATCTGTTACGCCAGCAGCAAGACCGCCCAGAACTAGCTGGATACCATACCGAGAATAGAAGCGCTGATGGAGGCAACTGTTTCCACGTGAGGTAGGGCTGCGAGCAAGCTCTTAATAACCGTCTTTTTCGGGGCTTGAGAGTTGAGCTGCGTCTCAATTTCATCAACAACTTCACCTACCTCCGCACGCGCTTGGGCAGACAGTACAATCTTGGAAAGCTCAGAGCGAAGGTCAGCAATCAAACTCGAAACTTCCGGGTTGATTGTTACATGGTTGACCGAATTATCCACGCTGTGATTGTTAACCCGCGCGTTTGCACCGCTTATGTTGTAAGTGATACTCCGAACAGCTTTTTCCGCCTCGGGGATGCCCATTTTTCTGACTTTCATCTGATAGTGGGCCTCAAAATCCATGATCGCTTCGACGAAGCCTGGATCTATCACCTCAAATGTTTCAATCCCACCGTTGGACATATTCCTCTGGATCAAATCACGAGGCTCAACAAGAATCGAAGCGTTCTCGAAGAAAATCTTGTCTCTCTGAACGCTCGCTTTGAGTCCGTCGTAACGCTGTCCGTTGCTTTTGATGATTGAAATGTTGTCCGTAGCGAAGTCGTCAAACATCCCCATGTCCTTCCCTCTTGTCTAATTTTCCATGGCGTGAACATGTTCCGCGCCGGTCACCCGTAATACCCCAACCCAAACCAAATTGCCACCATGGTCACGATGAATGGGGGTTGGCATCGGATTAAGGTAGCAGCGTGAGACGAACCATCAACCGGGCGCACCAGCGCCGACGACAGACCTGGCTGGACTTGCCGGCCAGCGGAATTGAAGAGGTAGGCCATGGCCAAGAGCAACGCGGAACGTTCAGAGAAAGCCGCGGCGAAAAGGAAGAGCCGCGGCGAAGAGGAGATCAGGCTGCACTGCCTGCCCGGTACGCGCCAAGCCCTTGCTGAGCTGATGGCCTGGAGCGGAATCGAGGAACAGGGCGAGGCGATCACGCTGATGATCCACCATCTGCACAGCCTCGGCCCGGGCGGCGCCCTGCCCCTGCTCACCCCGCCGCGACATGAATACGTGATACCAGAAAACGTGTCGCGGAAGTTGAAGCTTGCTTACGAGCGCGAGGCGCTCAAGTTAGTCGTCGAGTAAGCAACGATCTTTTACCGAACATACGTCTCAAATACTTTTGTGAAGATGAAGCAAACCAGGCCTGTGAATATGAAAATATTCCTCGCTCGGTAGTAGAAATATGTTCGGCTTTGACACTTGTCTAGAGCTATGCGATTTCCGAGAAAGCCTGCCTGGTTTCCTTTTTCCATCGCCTCGAGCATCGCGTGATTCTTTGCATACACCTGAATCGACCATTCAGCTCGCTTGAAAGCAGACATTCCAGCGAACCCAAAAAGGCTCAGCGAATAGAGATACATGGTCTCAACATTCAGGCCTAGCTTGCCAAAGGGGATGGTCTGTACCAAGAAGCCGACGACCGCAACGATGATTGCCAGAACCAGGTGATCAAACTTATCGCTGCTTTCCCTAAACGCGGCATGCGCGATCAGACTTCTCTCTGCATCACTCACAACATATCTCCTCAATCCGGCTCCATGCCGGGCCGAACACAAATACCCCACTTCTACCAATCACGCCAGCCGGCGAGGCAGGCGTATGCCTGGAGAACTGCCATGAGCATCCCCGCAAATGCCCTGAGCGACGAAGAGTGTCTGCACTACGCTGCGCTCGAACCGTCCGCCGCTGCCGAGCTGACCAGGCGCCTTACCGCGCAATGCATCGATCCGGGCGCAGAGCTTGAAGGTCTTCGCGAAGACATCCGCCGACTGGAGAGCCAGGCCGAGGATGAATCTGAAGAGTTGGACAGCCTGCGCGACAGTGCTGAGGAGGCTTGCGAGCTGATCCGGCGCGCGATGAATCATAACGAGCATGAAGAGCTGTCAGTGCTCGCTCTCCTTCAAAAAGCCCTCGACTGCTTGGAGTAATCAAATGACTACTTTTGCCGTGTTTGGAATGAGTGAAAGCTGGGCTCGCGAAGAAGCCAAGGAGACCACCAGCACCCACAAGATGGATGGTGGCAAGCGTCTGGAGCGGACTATCGCTGAGTGGGAGGAAGCGGTCGAGGCAGAAGTGTCCAGGATCATGGCGAGCAAAAAGAGCGTGCGCCTCTCCCCGATGTTCGACGCCCCCCAGTACGCCCAGCAGTTCATGGAAATGGCGAGGGCGAGCATCGTTTGTCGCGACCTGAAGATCAGGACCAAGGCGGTGCTGGTCGATGCGAAAAACAAGCCGATCATCAATTCCAAGACCGGCGCTCCGAAAGTCGGTTTTGCTGATTGGCATCCTGCGCCAGCTCACGCGGCCGCATAACCTCCCTCCACCGCCCGGGCATGCCCCGGCATAGAGGAGGTTCATTGGACCGGTAGAACCAGGACCTAAAAGCCCATAAGCCTTACCGCGAGATCCGAGTCGATAAAAGGAATTGCGCCACTTCCCTGCTGATCAGCAATCCAGCGCCGAACCAGGTAGATATCGAATTTCCATCGGTGCAGCCTGAACACCTCTATCACCTCCTTAGAGATCCTGTAATGGCCGCACTCTGGGCACTGATACTCCTCACTGTCTGGCCTCACGTTCGGCTGAGCCTCGGCTCCGCAGATAAAGCAGCTCATAACTGTTCCGCCTCCCCTTTTTTTCAAAAAATTCGATTCCGCACTTGCACTCAACATTCGTAGCAGACACCAAAATAGGACTCCCACATGCCCACTGAAAACAAACCTGCTGAGCCACTGAAGGTTGAGCGCTCGACTGTGACCAAGCTGGTGATCACCGGTGCACCGCGGCTTGACCCGATTACCGTATTCCTCGAGGACTTCGGGCGGCGCGACTGCCCTACTGAATCCGACCCGAGCTATCAGACAGCCCAGGGCAAGATCACGGTCAATTGCTGGGACAACAGCTGGAACGCTTACTGGGGTGGCATGGGCCCGCGAACGGTTGCGGAGTTTGTCGCCGACTGTGATTGGCACTACGTCCTGAACTGCCTCGATCGCGGTATCAGTAGCACGCGGTACAGCGGAAATGCCCTTCACGCCTTCGCGAAAAAGTGCATCGTCCAGCGCCGCCGGCAGCAGACCGGCCGACACGACTGGGAGCTGGACGAGCTGAGCAAGGAGGAGGCGCGTGAACTCTGGCACGACATCGAGGTTCTGCGAAGCGTCGAGTCGCCGAACGAGTGCTGGCATCACGACAGGCTGCTGACTGAACTGTTCGGCGATGAGTGGCACTACCCGGTCAGCGACAAGGCTGTCGAGGAGAATCACGAATTCGCCTACCTGCGCAGAGTGGTTGAAGCAGTGCAGGCTGCGCTGCGCCAACCGCTGGAGCAGCGAGCAGCTTGAATCACGGCAACTGACTGTCGACCCATCGCTCAGCGGTGGCCAGCGCCTCGGCCAGCGCGCTTTGATAGTCCTCCCACGGGCCAGAAAGATCGGCGACAGTGTTAGCAAAGCCGGGCACTTCGCTGGCTTCGATGACATGAACACCGACGGGCACTTCGTCGTTCGGCTTGTCCCAGTCGAATTTAATGATCACTTCATGCCCTCGATATTCGTGGGCGATCGGCCTATCCAGGCTGTGGGACATGTCCTCTTCCTATAGGCACCCGTTGGCAAGAAGGTGATTTTCGACGAAATAGGCCGCTTCGCCTATCGAGGCAAAAAGCCACCCCTCACTCTACCGTCGGGTTCTCGCGATCAAGTGGACGCCCATCAAGCACCGGCATAGGGTCAACGGTCACTCCGGTTGCCGCTTTCAACCATGCGGTGTAAGCGGCGCTTTGCCGGGAGAACGCTTCATCCCAGACGCTTCCTGAGAGTTCACCGGCTACTACCAGCATCATCAATTGTGTGGTTGCAGCGTCGAGCTCTACGAGAAGAGCGTGCGATTGAAATCTGAAGTCGTCATCCAAAGTCATGGTAATTCTCGAAAGCGCGGATACGGCGTAGCAGGCTGGTTTTTGAAGCGCGATTCTCCTACCTGAAGTTTGGCATGTTCTTATACAAATACTAGTTATCTGTACAACTATTTTCCTGCGATCACATGTCAAGGATCGCTACACCCTCCCCCTTCAAAGTCAGCCGCTATAGCGGCAAGGACGAAGTCATGCCTGAACAAAAGATCACGTTCGTCAACGGCGCGCCGGCCAAGTGCGGCTGCAGGATGGAATTCAGCTCTGGCGGCGGAAACTACTCCGACGTGCTTTTCATCACTCCCTGCGATGCTCACAGCGGCAGCAAGCCGTTCGGGCCGGTAGAAGTGAAGCGCGATGCGGACGGCTGGTGGTATCACCCCAACATCCCGAGCTTTGGTGAAGGCGAAGATCCTGCGCCATACACCGCCTGGACAAAGCAACAAGGTCTCCAGCTGAAAGGCTGGCACCTGAGTGACGATCTCGATAGCCATCCGTATGAGGATGGTGCTGCTCACTGTAATGGGTGGGAGCCTGAATCGCCGGGGCCGGAGTGGTTCTTGATGGGGATCTGCGACACCGAGGACGGGCCCTATGTGCAGTGGGCGCGCCGCGAGGTGACGCCATGACCGCTATCAAGGAGCGGCCGCTCCTGTTCTCGGCGCCGATGGTGCGCGCCATTCTGGATGGCCGGAAGACGGTCACGCGGCGGCCGGTGAAAGGGTCAGCACTGAAATGGCTGGAAGAATTCGTGCCGGAGTTCGTCGCGCTTTCAGCCAATGAGCTTTGCCCGTTCGGCCAGATCGGCGAACGGCTTTGGGTGCGCGAGACCTGGTACTGCGATCACAACGAGGTCATGCGCGGCCCGTATCTCAAACCGAACGACTTGGATGTGAGCGAGGCACGCGACGACGGCACGCTGGTGTACGCCGCCGATGGTCTGGCTCCCTACGAGCAAGAGCAGCCGACGTGGAAGCCAAGCATCCACATGCCGCGCTGGGCCTGCCGCATCCTGCTGGAGATCACCGACGTGCGCGTCGAACGCTTGCAGGACATCACGTACGAACAGGCCGCAGCCGAGGGGGTGCATCGCGGGCCGCTCCGCGAATGGTGCGCGAGCGACGAAGGCGGCGCCTGCCATAAATACCCGATACCAGCATTCCGCGACCTTTGGCAATCCACCGGCGGCGACTGGGACGCCAACCCCTGGGTCTGGGTCGTCGAGTTCAAAAGGGTGACGCCATGATCACCAAGTGCTTACTCGGCTGCACCCTCTTCTTCTGGCTTCCATTGGTACTGACCATAAAGGCGGTGATCGGATGAGCAAACGAGCGATTCACCTTTACCCGTGGGACGGCGGCACCGAGGCTGATCAGGATCCGCCAGAGCACGTCTATTGCGGTACCGACGGCGTTATGACCGACGACCAGCTCACCAATGACTGGCGGTACGTCACCTGCAAGCGCTGCCTCAAGATGCACGAAAAAGAGCTGGCCGCGCGAGCAGCTGACGACCGAGACCAGAAGGTCAAACTGTTCGACGAATCCCAGGCAATCACCATCACCCTCGGCCACCGGAACATCTCAACCGCCATCAAGGCTTTGGTCAGGGACCTCGACGAACTCCGGCATGAGCGCGACAACCTGCGCTTAGACCGAGACGGCCTACTCGAAGCAGGAGCGCACCTTCTATGATCGCCCTCGCCTGGTTCGCCTACGTGTACTGCTACAAGGGGCAGCGGTGATGAACCCATCTCGACAACAACGCCGCGCACTGGAAAAAGAAAACGCCAAGCTTCCCACCTACCTTCAGCAAGTCCCGCCGGAACAGTGGCCCGGCTTCAGGCCTCCCGACCTCGTTGAGGTTTGGCGATCGCGCAACTTCCTCGTCCAGATTTACACCGAACCGGCCGGTTACCAGCGCATGAGCATCTGCCGGTCAGTGCACAACGGTGACAGCTGGGTTGATCAGGTGACATGGGACGAGCTGATGCGCCTCAAGCGTGAATGCGGGCGCGGCGATTGGGATGCGGTTGAGGTGTTCCCGGCAGATCGCGACATCGTCAACGTCGCGAACATGCGCCATCTGTTCTTCCCGCCTGAAGATTTGCATTTCAAGTGGAAGAAGCCATGACCCATCAACCCAAAGGCGGCATGTGCGCAACCTGCGCCCACGCCCACCGCAATTGCAGCCAACTTCCCTTCAGCACCATGCCACCGCTTTCGAGCGACGGCCAGACAGCGATCGTGCGCTGCACTGACTTCCAGCGCCGCGCCAAGCCTTAACCACTCCCCTACTCAACAGCCTGCCGGTGTACGGCGGGCGAGGAATTCGTATGTCTGAGAAAAACATCAAAGCCATCATGGAACAGGCGCAAGTGTTCGCCAGCAGCTGGTCAATGGTCGGCGGGCCGTTCGCCGCAGACGATCAGCTCGAACGCGCCGAAGGAGAGAAAGCGGAACTGAAGAAGCTGGTAACCGGCGCGCTGGAGGGATCGTTTAGCGCTCCGCAGGACGTGGGTGAGATGATCCAGTCGTTACTGGCTTGGCACAAGCGGCAGGCCGACCAGGTACAGATGATCGGCGACAACGCAAAGGAAGGCGTGACGCTCCAGCTCGGCATCGACGACCCCGTCGAAATAGTCCTGACAAAGGACATGGCAAAGGGGTTGCGGATCGGCCTTGTTCTCGCCCTCGAACGCCTCGGGAAACTGCCGATCAGCGTCAGCCATGACGGCGAAGACGACCTCAATCTGGATGACGACGAATAACCCATCACCACCTTCTGCCGCCACGCGCGGCATGGAGCATCATCATGGCAAAGGTCATTGCCCAAATTACGGCCAGACTGCCGCGCCTCATGGAGGCAGGCGAATACAGGAAGCTGCGGTACGCCGGCGGGAAGCCGAGTCTGCAGCAGTTGAAAAAATGGATTGAGGAAGGCGAAGTTGTGGGAGAGGTAAAAGGCGGGATGTATTTCGTGGATCTGCAGGCGGTAGTGCTGGGGTCGAATGATCCCCTGCTCGCCAAGATGATGGAGGTGGGCTGATGGCTCCTCCGCGCGCCAGGACAATCAAGAACCGGGATCTGCCGGCCAACCTTTACCCAAACGGGAAATATTGGCAGTACAAGAACCCGATCACCGGCAAGAAGACCAGCATCAACAAGCCGATGGCGGAGGCCATCAAGCTGGCCAACGCCGCCAACGCGAAGTTGCTGCCCCTTCTGGCTGACGACGGGGCGCTGCTGGCAATGCTCACCGGCGAGGCGGCGCCGAAGTTCAGCCGCTGCCTGGAGCGCTTCGAGGATGAATGGCTGGGCACGCGGAATTATGCCGAGCGGACACTGAAGGAAATCAAATTCAAATTGGCTCGGTACCGGGATGACCTGGGCGATTTGATGATGGGGCAGCTCGACGTGCTGACCGTGGCCGAATACCTCGACGGATTCGAGAACAATGCCTACACCAAGCATCGCGGACTGCTCGTGCAGATATTCGCCTTCGCCGTGGCCAAAGGTTTGTGCGAACGCAACTCGGCCGAGCTCACGCTGGTGAAGAAGGAAGCCGAGAAGAAGCGTCAGCGCCACACGGTTGAAGGGTTGAACACGATTTTGAATTACGTGGGGACGCCGATCTGGTTGAAGCGCGCGATCCGGCTGGGTTTGCTGAGTCTTCAGCGGCGGGAGGATATCGTGATGTGGCCAAAGTCGGCCGTTGACCTCGAGCAGAACACCATCAAGGTGTCGCCCGGTAAGACGCAGAACTACGGGAAGCCGGTGCACTTGGAGATTGCCATGGGCCCGGCGCTGCGCGAGGTGGTCGCGGAGTGCATGCGGTCGCCCGTCGTGTGCCCGTACCTGATCCACTACTCGCCGAAGGCCCGCAAACGGTCGCAGCTCGACGCCAAGCTTCACTGGAACGCCGTGACGCCCGATTACCTGACGAAGTCATTCGCCCAGGCACGGGATGAATCAGGGGCCTACAAGGACATGCCGGCCGGCGAGCGCCCCACCTTTCACGAGATCCGGGCATTGGGTGCCTGGCTGTATGAGCAGCAGGGATTCCCGCAGGAATACATTCAAGGGTTGATGGGGCATGCGGACGTCAAAATGACTGAACACTACCAGGCGGGCCATGGCGATGACGCCGTGGTGTACATGAAGGTTAGCGCCGAACTGAAGGCCTGACTATTTCACGAAGTACTTCTCGGCCGCCACAAGAAATTCCGCGTAGAAGGCGTGAGCAAGTTTTGATATTCCGCAAACGTCTGCAGGATCAATCGGATGACCTAAATGGAGTTTCGGAACAGGGTAGTTGCGTCCCCTGTTTTTGATAGGCAGTAGGGCCATCTTTGCAGGGGTGAAAACTACAGACAAATCTTGCGGAGAATTTATCGATAGGCGGCCAAAGCCATCAATGTTCATTTCTTTTATGAAGACAGAGTCTCCATCCGCAGCGTTTATCACAACGTTACCTGGATGCTTTTCAACTATTTGCTCAACGGAGTGCTCCTCCGCTCCACGAGCATTGATCAGATACGACAGGAGTTCATCGTCATTTCTCAGGCGCTTATAATTTCCCCACCACGAATCCCACTTTGGGCTTTTTTTAAAGTGAGCCTGTGCTTTGTTAAAGCAGCGCTCAAGCCTAGATAGGTAGGACTTCCACGCTTCCTCAAACTCATCAAGAGTTTTTGCTGAACTCATTTCAGCGATGAAGAATGCAGCCTTGTCGAGTTCTGTTTTTGGCGCCGGGGAGTGCTGCATTCAAATATCCGTATTGGTTATTTCAGGAATCGTTTTCCCAAAATATTCCCAAAGTTTGCCCAAACGCAAGACAACAAAAAAGGGCCCACCTTTCGGTGAGCCCTTCCAGACCGCCCAGCAGAGCGGATTTTGTTTGGTAGGCGCGATTGGACTCGAACCAACGACCCCCACCATGTCAAGGTGACTTCGTAA